AGGCTGCAGGAACTAAAGTGTTTGCCGGTTTCCCGCGTGCAGATGGTACAGTAGCGCTCAACGGCAGGGGTTCAAAGATTTCGCTTCCTGCCGTTTCAGGCGGTGGCACTAGCGTCACGCTCATGAGCGATGGTGTTAACTACGTCGTTCTTGCTGCTTCTGGTTCGTACACGATCTCAGGCGCCTGATCAATAATTCTCGGCTGCAAATTTCTTTACTGGGTTTGCAGCCGCGATATTATCTCAAAACGGAGGATTCTATGGCAAAGACAAGTACGACCGCAACTACTGGTGAGGAGCCGGCTGTGGCTGTTGCCACTGCAACCGTTGACCTGAGCGCTGTCGAAAGGCGTCTAGATGGACTTGAGAGGCGGCTTGATGAGCTTGCTGAGAGAGTCAGTGCCCTTAAGGTCGCAGCTCCAGCGAGTGATGACTCTGGCCTTGCAGGAGCTTTGGCTGCCCTCGAAGCCCGCGTGAGCTCATACATCGGACGCGGTAAGTAAACTTCCGCATCGGTCCAGAAGCCCCGTTGGCCTTGGTCTCTTGTGCATACATAAGACTATAGGCTAGCGGGGCTTCTTATGTCTTCACTGTTCTACCAGACTCTGGCGCCGACACCATTCGGCTTCTTTGATTCAGACCCTGACTTCCAGACTGAGGCCGACGGTCTCGTCAAGTTTGTCAAGAGAAAGCTCGGCGATGACATACTCAGCGTTGAGCTCACCAAGAAGCAGATATGGGCGTGCTTTGAGGAAGCCACGCTCGAGTACAGCAAGGTAATCAACGAGTATCAGGCAAAATCGCAGATGGCGAACTTGATGGGAACTCCCACGGGCAGTAACCACCAGTCGAAGTTCCTGCACGACTCTCTTGACTTCTTCCTGCGTCTCTCACAGCCATACGCACAAGAGGCCGCCATCGGCGGCGGAGTTCGCAACACTGTCTCAGGTTCGATCCAGCTGGCACAGAACAAGCAGGACTACGATCTCTATGAGGACATGGTCCTCAGCGATGGAACCAAGGTCTTCAGCTCGAGCCTGAATCCTGGCGGCAAGATGAAGGTCTACGAGATCTTCCACTTCTCACCGCAGGCTGCCTATCGCTTCTTTGATACCACCTCTGCCATCAACTACCTGAACAACGAATTCTCCTTTGAGTCGTTCACGCCAGAGACAGTATTCTATGTCCTTCCCACCTTCGAAGACGTACTCCGAGGCGGGCAGCTTGGATTGTCTAACAGGGTCCGCAGGTCAAACTATTCCTACAGGACCAGCGGCACCAAGATAAGAATCTTTCCGACTCCAACGCAGGGTGAACCTCCCAGGCTGTGGTTTAGGGTAGGATTCCAGAGCAAGCCAGATGAGGCGGCCTTCGATGATCCCACGATCTATGGTGTCAACAACTTTTCGTCAATACCATTCGGAAACATCGAATATCGATTTGTGAATTCGATGGGCAGGCAATGGATCAGAGAATACACATTGGCTCTCAGTAGAGAGCTACTCGGAATAGTCAGGAGCAAGTTTGCCAGCGTGCCAATCCCTGGCGGCGATCTCCAGCTCAATGGCTCAGATCTGATATCACAGGGCAGAGAAGACAAGGAGAAGCTCTACACGCAGATCAAAGAGCTGCTTGAGACCATGACGTATGACAAGCTTCTCGAGCTTGAAGCCGGAAAGGTCGACAATCTCATGAAGGTCCTGAAGGCTGTGCCCATTCCAATGGGCAAGTGCATCGTGGTGGGCTGATCTATGGCAAGGCTGTTCATCACGCCAAGAGAGATCGATTTCATCTCTGACATCACAAAAGAAATCATCAAGGACGTAGTGGGGCAGAGAGTCTTCTATTACCACGTGCGTGAAGACGTCTCTGAGGTACATGATGTCTATGAAGAGGCTGTTGAGAAGATATTTGACAATCCAGTTGAGATCGACGCGCGTATAGAGTGGCAGGACCCTGAGACTTCTACGACAAACTTTGGCGTGGACCAGTTCAGGTCTGCAACTGCATATTTCCAATACTCAGATTTACTCGATAAAGAGATCGAATTAGAAGAGGGAGACTTTGTTAGCTTTGGACAATTCTTCTATGAGATACTCAAGATCAACATAGACCAGATAGCTTTTGGTCAGGTAGAGTATCCCATCGGCTTCAAAGTAGAGCTTAAGCAGGCGAGGAAAGGAATCATTGATCGCAGGCCGCTCGGACCAACAGAAGAGATATTTACAGATGAAGATGCCGTCCAAGAGACATTTGTGCAGCAGCGTGGCTTTGAAGAGAACATCCTTGGAAAGACCGCCGACAAACGCAAGCTTGTCGAACAGGGTAAGATTGACCTCCCCGAGGAAGGTCCAAGACAAGTCTCGCCAAAGGGTGACGAGGGTGGTTTCTCGTCCTCATTCTATGATGAGAAGGAGTAGAATTGTCCACTAAACACCAGACAGGGGCAGAGCGAGTAACTCCAGAGAACTCTCTCAACGGTGAGATCGTCATTCCCTCATGCACTGTTGAGGATGTCGATAGGGCGCTGTTCAATCTATTTGACCGCGATCTCGAGCTTCAGTACGAGAGGCAAGGTGAGACCCGCCGAGTGCCAATAGTGTTTGCTACTGGAGAGAGATTTGCTCTGCTCCGTCGTAGTCTTCCGCTTAGAGACAAATCAGGAACATTAATTCTTCCTGTGATTTCTATAACACGCAGTGGCATCGAGAAGGACGTCTCACGTGGGATGGGGACAAATCAACAAAATGAGATCGTGATAAAGCGTCGCATTTCTGACAAGGACCCTGAGTACCAGCGGCTAGCCAATAGGGAAAGCATACAAAACCAGTCAGACAGGGCTACCAGCGCAAATTATATCTCCCAGATTAACGGAACTGCTGATGGTGCTGGTGCCCTTCCAGGAACAGTTGCAACGCGCAGAAAGGTCGCATCAAATACAGCACCGCCAAAAATATCCAACACTCCAGAGAAGGGAATCTATGAGATAATCACGATTCCAGCACCGAGGTACTTCCTGGCCTCTTATGAGATAAACATCTGGACGCAGTACATGCAGCAGATGAATGATGTACTTACCGTGATACTCAGCTCTGGACACACAAACCAGGTGCAGACGTTCAGGATAGAGTCTCCGAAGGGCTACTACTTTGTTGCTTACTTGACTTCTGGTATCAGCTCTGGAAACAATTTCGACAACTTCAGCGATGATGAGAGGATAGTGCGGTCGAGCTTCAGCATGGAAGTGGTTGGATACATCATAAATCCATCATATCCAGGATCCAAGCAGTCCGTGAAGAGATATTACTCTGCCCCATCTGTGAGCTTTGATATTGTTGAGACGAGAGGTAAGATAGACAAGATTCATCGCGGAGGAGTCAAGAGCACAGATCCAGCTGCGTTCGTTCTCAGCGATGTAATGCCAGATGATGAGCCCTCACAAACTGCTCTTATTCAAGAGAGGGGCATAGTAGACGGAGACCCATACTATGACATCACAAGCATTGGTGGCACATCGGGTGGCAAAGAGGGGATAACAATTGCTCGAGAATATGTAGACCCTGTGACAGGACTGTTAGTTAAGCAGAGTCTTAAGCCTCTAACTAGAAACAAGAGGTCAGGCGAGACAGTTTACAGAGAACAGATTTTTACGGATTTGGGCTCCCTTGTAATAGACCAGGACAAGGAATCTTGAAGTTCGGCTTGATACTTATGAAAGACAGCAAACCGTAAAGGAGATTAGGATGGCTGAACAAACATTTCGTTCTCCCGGCTTTTTCGAGAGAGAGATCGACCTCTCTGCTCGTCAGCAGGCCCCAACTGGGACCCCAGCCGGAATCATTGGAACGGCGGAAAAGGGACCCGCATTTCTACCCGTTACAGTCGGTTCCTTCGCAGACTTTGAGACAAAGTTCGGCACGCTTAACCCTGATCGCTATGGTCCGTACGCCGCAAACGAGTACCTCAAGAACAAGGACGCGGTGACATACCTCCGCGTGCTCGGCGCAGGTGCAAATGAAAGCTCATCAGACATAACAAGTACTGAGACTTACGGGATTGTAAAGAATGCCGGATTCAAGGTCGCTAGCGTCGCCGCCGATGTGGCAAATGCCCCGAATCGTGGTGCAGTCACATTCATCTGCGCTAAGCACTACATCTCTGCCTCTGAGTCGGTAGGATATCCAGTCTTCTCTGACAATGCTTCTATAACAGGAGCTGGCTCAAACTCTGCAAATCTCGTGCGCGGCATGCTGTTCTTTACCACGGCGTCAAGAGGAGTTGTGCTCAGCCACAACACAACAGTGACTGCGGCAGCCGTGAATACTGCGACAAACCTTGCAACAATCAGTGACCTAAAGAACTTCAAGTTCATTGTCTCTTCTAGTGCAGGCACTGCATTCGCTAATGATGATGGCGTGGCTGGAGTCAGGGTCTACAGCGCTTCTCTGGATCCTTACAGCGATAACTACATTGGCAAGATACTGAACACTGATTCGAGAAAATTCCAGGAGCTAGAGCACTTCCTTTACGCTGACTTTGCAGTTGAGGACGAGCTAGCACCCGTCAATCTTCTCTCAAACTCAGTGATATTGACCTCTGGATCTGCTGCAACTAACGCAATTGGTCTATCTGACACCTGGAGAGATTCTTTCGGAAGGTTTGACACTAGGTTCACCACGCCGACGACGACAAACTTTATCTCGCAGCCATATGGAAAGGTTGAGTTTAACCTCTTTCGATTCGAGGCCCTCAGCGATGGTGGATATGCTAATGACAAAGTCAAGGTATCCATCGCAAACCTCAGGGCTTCAACAGATCCAAACTACGACTATGGCACATTTGAGGTCCAGATCCGTCAATTTGATGACACGGACTCAAACCCTGCAATACTTGAGGCTTTCCCGAGCGTCAATCTTGATCCGACAAGCGACAAGTTCATCGCAAGAATAATTGGAGACTATGCTGCGAGGTTCAACTTCGACTCCACTGACGAGGACGAGCGCCGCATCGTGATATCAGGAAAGTATCCAAACCGCTCTGCGTTTGTCAGGGTGGTGCTGGACCCGGGTATTGAGCGTCGCGAAGTTCCTGCTGATGCCCTACCGTTCGGATTCAGGGGCGTGCCAGTGCTGAAGACTACAGACACGATGACTGATGCAGAGTCAACCGCACTGACCTTTGATGGCAAGATTTTTGGAGACGCGACTTTCGTCAGAATGGCTGCAAATGGATCAACGGCGCTTGAGAGCTCTATTGTTCCGCCCCTGCCACTGCGCTTCAAGATCACGAGGGGAGAGACCAATACTTCTCCAGCTTTCACGGGTCACCCTGGAAAGAATGAGCGGGTGGATGGACGGCTATATTGGGGAGCGAAATTCGAGAGGCTGCCTCTTACTTCCTCGACCGCAAACGCAATCTACAATCCAAACTCTTCTGATCTGCTGAACCCGCTTCTCGCAGCTTACACCAAGTTTCATGGAATTTTGAAGCTAGATAACTTGGTCACTGGCTCGGGAGCAGACGCGTTCAACAACAACAAGTTCACGTTGGCCAGAGTCGCATTCTCTAACACAGAGACAAACCTCTCTACACTGACAGGTTCAGCCGCTGAGCACATGAAGGAAGCCGCCTATGTTAGGAACGGCGCTCCGGACGCGGTCAATTACACAGTCACAGATGGTACTCTTTCTGGTAGAATCACTCTGGCCACACTGGTTCAATCAAGCTCCGTGAAGTTTAATCGCTTCGCTGACTACGCAAAGTTCACTGCCCCAATGTACGGTGGATTTGACGGAGTCAACATCCTGGACAAGGACAACTTGCTGCTTACGGACAAGGCTTCTTCTACGGATGCTGGCGGCAAGGCCGCATCTTCCTATGCAGGTGGACTCGGGCTCACTGGAACAAACAATGGCGCGATGTCAGGCGCTGGAAGGCTCAATAACATAATCAACTCATACAGAGTTGCCGTCGACATCATGACTGATCCAATGACGGTTAGCACCAACCTTCTGGCAGTACCAGGAATCAGAGACACGTTCATCACAGATCACGCCGCTGTCCAGAACCGCGACTACTCGATGGCGATGTACCTGATGGACATCCAGCACTACGACGAAGACGGCAACCGGCTGTACACTGACTCCACAGCCAAGAGGGATGTCAGGGAGACCGTTGAACAGTTCGAGGGACGTCAGGTTGACAACAACTACACGGCAACCTACTTCCCAGATGTGTTCATCACGGACGACGTGAACAACCGTCCTGTCAAGGTTCCAGCGTCAGTTGCGGCTCTTGGAGCCCTCGGATACAGCGACAAGGTCTCGTACCCGTGGTTTGCTCCCGCTGGCTTCAACAGGGGCGCGCTCTCCTTCGTCAGGAACAGCGAGGTCAGGCTTTCTTCTGCCGACAGGGACAACCTGTACGACGCAAGGATAAATCCGATAGCAAACTTCCCGAACAGTGGCTACGTCATCTTCGGACAGAAGACCCTTCAGATGTCGAAGAGCGCTCTAGACCGCGTAAACGTCCGCAGAATGTTGCTTGAGGTCAAGCGCCTCGTCGTCCAGGTCGCAAACAACCTCCTGTTCGAGCCGAACAACGCTGCAACCCGTGCCAGATTCATCGGCGGGGTCACTCCGATCCTCGCCCTCGTTCAGGCGCAGGCTGGTATCGAGAAGTTCAAGGTCATCATGGACGACACCAACAATACGCAGTCAGATGTCGAGCAGAACAAGCTCAATGGCAGGATCGTTCTGGTCCCAACCCGTGCAATAGAATTCATCTCAATTGACTTCATCATCACTAACAGTGGTGTAATCTTCGCTTGAGACATAGTTACAACAGAGATTAGGAGTTAGGCAAATGGAGCTAAAGTTTAAGAGCCCAGGCGTTAGCACTAGAGAAATAGACCTCACGGGTCCTACAGCGATTGCTCCCCAGGGAACTCCAGCGGGAGTAATTGGCACGGCAAACTTTGGACCGGCCTTCGTACCAGTGACTATGGCGACTTACCAGGATTTTGTCGCAACCTTCGGTGACACCGATGGTGAAAAGTTTGGACCGCTCGCAATGAACGAATGGTTCAAGAACGCGCGCGCAGGAACCTACGTTAGAGTCCTTGGAATAGGAGACGGTCTCAAGAGAATCTCAGGGACGTCGACATCTGCTGATGGTAGCACGATATATGCGGGTGCAGTCAAGAATGCGGGATTTGTTGTTGGATCTAAGCTGGTCAATCAGACAAATGGTCTACTTGCCAGGAATCCATACGCGACAAATCTCGGCGTTCCAGGCCGCACATATTTCCTCGGCGCTTTCATGTCAGAGAGCGCAGGAAGCACACTATTCTCGGACGCCGGGTTGGTTGGTCCGATTGTAACTGCAACTCAAACGGGAGCAATTCCAGTTCTGCGCGGTGTGCTCATGACTCCGTCGGGCGTTCTGGCTGCGCTTTCCACTACGGCAGGCGGCGACACACCTTCTGCCGTTGCTGGAACTGGAGACGGCGGCAGACACATTGGAAATCTAAACCTTGCGAGCAATGACCAGTCATTCACGCTGCTGCTCAATGGTCACGTTGCCACATCGCAGTATCCGAACATCATAACCGCATCGATGTCGCCGATTTCGCCAAACTATTTTGCAAATGTACTCAATACTGATCCAACTCTTGCACAGGAAGCAGGACACTACCTCTACGCGCATTACGATGTGTACCCACAGGTGGCAGAGGTTACTGGATCTGGATATAACATTGTCGTTAAGACTGGCAACGTTGAGAAGAGCGCATTTCTCCTGACAAGCTCACTCGCCCGCAACGTGGGAAGCGCAACGATTCCTAACTTTGAGGGATTTGCTGATCGTTTCCGCACAGCGTTCTCGCCGCAAGTAATCTCTCAGGAGTTTGGTGGAAAGAGCAAGAACCTCTTCAAGTTCCACGCAATTGATGACGGCGCATCTGCGACCCTCGACTTCAAGATCTCGATCGAGAATATCAAGAAGTCAAAGGTCGATGGCGGATACGGGTCCTTTGACGTGGTGGTTAGGGACTTCAACGACACTGATTCAAAGCCTGTTGTCCTTGAGTCCTTCAGAGGCCTCGATCTCAATCCCGGCTCAAACAATTACATTGCAAGAAGAATCGGAGATGTGCACACATACTACGACTTCGACAAGTCGGTTGGATCTCAGAAGCTTGTAATCGATGGAAACTTCCCGAACCTTTCGAAGTACATAAGGGTTGCAATTTCCAGTGAAGTTGCAGATGCTGGGGTAGATGCCAGCACGCTGCCACTTGGTTTCAGGGGACCATACCACCTCGTGACATCCGGCTCCAGCATCATGCAGAACGGCTCAGCACCTGGCGTGGTCTCATCTGACGATTGGTCACGCAGGCTGGTGCAGCCGCCAATTCCGATGCGCCAGAATCTGACAAAGGGTGTCTCACCAAAGACCACCGTTGATTCGAATCTCTACTGGGGCATCCAGTTCGATTACGTTGACAGCCTTACAGAGCCCAACAAGAACTCAAGTATCGACGCAAGCATGGTTGGCTTTGCCAAGTACTTCCCGCTTTATGCGACTGGCCAGAGGGCAGTATGGGTTGGAGACAATGAGGACGCGTTAGACGCTAGCGGAACTGTTCTCGATGCCGACAGATTCAACAATAACCTGTTCACACTGGAGCGCGTCCAGGTCGTCACGAGCTCTGATGGAGACTTTGTCGACTCAGCAGAGTGGGCCGCAGCAATCTACCGCAGGAACGGGACCCTTGCATCTTCTCTCACTAAGAAGAATGGCACTACTCAGGCGGGCAGGTTCCTCTCCGTGAATAAGGATTTCGGAGAGTCCGCAAGCCAGAACTTCTTCAAGTTCACCATGATAATGCAGGGCGGATTCGATGGAGTCAATATCTTCGACGAAGAGAAGTCAAAACTCAGCGACATCGCAGCCCAGCGCGAGATGGATGACTCAGAGAACCAGGGAGACATCTCCGGTCCGACCGTCGCCTCCTTCCTCAAGGCGGTCGATGTCATGGCCGAGAAGTCAGACGTCGACATCCAGATCCTGGCAATCCCAGGCATCCGCACCAACAGGATCACTGATACGGCGCTCTCTAAGGTCGAAGATCGCTTTGATGCCATCTACCTGATGGACATCAAGGAGTACGACACCTACGCAGCTCAGATCACAGACACGACGACGCAGACCAACGTCAACAACACAGTGACGAGCTTCAAGTCAAGGAATATCAATAGCAGCTTCGGCGCCGCATACTTCCCTGACGTGGTGATAACGGATCCAACGACCCTCACAAACGTCCGCTGCCCGCCTTCTGTCGCGGTACTCGGTGCCTTCGCCCTCAATGACAGGGTAGCGTACCCGTGGTTCGCTCCAGCAGGATTCACCCGCGGCGCTCTGGCCTCAGTCGTGGAGTCGCAGGTGAAGCTCAATAGGGCCAACCTCGATTCTCTATATGATGCTGACATCAATCCTATCACCGCCTTCCCAGGCTCGACTGGCGTGGTGGTATTTGGACAGAAGACGCTGCAGGCCACTGAGTCTGCCCTCGACAGAGTGAACGTCAGGCGCCTTCTGATCGAACTTCGTCGCAGGATCAGGACGATTGCAAACTCGTTCATCTTCGAGCCAAATAGGGAGAGCACGCTGTCGAGATTCTCTTCGGCAGTCAATCCAGTCCTCCAGAGAGTCCAGCAGCAACAGGGTCTAGACAGGTTCAGGGTCATCATCGACACAACGACCACGACCCAGGCTGACGTCGAGAACAACACCATCCGTGGTAAGATCTTCCTCCAGCCCACGCGCGCCGTCGAGTTCATCTCGCTTGACTTTGCGGTCACCAACGCTGGTACAGAGATCTAATCGCGGTATATTTACAAGTAAGTCCAGAGGAGTCCAACAAAAATGGCCGAGACACTTTCAGTTTCAGATATGCTTCCGAACAAGTTCGAGCCGAAGCGCAAGTTTCGATGGGTATTCTCCATCGAGGGAATCGATGCATTCCTGATTAAGACTGCGGCTCGGCCAAACGTCACGATCTCAGAGCAGGAGATCCAGTTCATCAACTCGAGGCGCTACCTTGCTGGTAAGGCGAACTTCGACGCGATCACTGTCGTGATGTACGATCCGATCGCACCATCAGGCGCGCAGCAGGTGATGGAGTGGGTCCGCACCCATTACGAGTCGGTCTCAGGCCGCGCTGGCTATGCAGACTTCTATAAGAGGGACTGCCAGCTCAAGATGCTCGATCCAGTCGGTACAGTTGTGGAGCTCTGGGACCTAAAGGGCTGCTTCCTGACCAATGCACAGTTTGGAGACCTCGACTATGGAACTGAGGATCCGACTGAGATCTCTCTCACGATCAGATTTGACAATTGCGTATTGCAGTACTGACAGAACAGATTAATCCCTAATCCCTGGACAAACTTCGTGGGACCAGTTTTACTGGTCCCACGATTTGTTTTACTGTCTACATGGCACAATTACACTAGAAAAAAGTCCAAGGAGAATCAGTGGAAGATAGGTCCAAGAAGAATGAGATTTTCGGTGCTGGAAATGCACCGGCGGGTATCCCTACCAGAAACGTGATGAAGGATGACTTCGGATTCGAGGTACCAACCGAGGCCGTCCCCCTACCGTCGAATGGTATGGTCTACCCTGTGGAATCACCGATGCACAAGAAGGAGCTCGTCTCCATCAGGGCGATGACTGCAAGGGAAGAGGACATCCTGACTTCCAAGGCTCTCATCAAGAAGG